AATATTGGATTTCCATCGTAAGCCCATCCTAAAATTGGAGATTGTTTATTTGATATATTTGAATCATTTTTAATCTCACCTAAAGATATCCTCAACTCTTTAGGTGGATAAAAATTAATAGTCTGTAGTGAATTTTTAATATTTCTACTTGGAATTACATACCCATTTCTTGAGGAATTATCGATCAAAGTTTTATTTTTATGATACTGATCTATTGTCCATTGAGTTAATTCCGTTATAAATTTTACTCCGGTTCCTCTACGTTTTATGTAAATTCTTGTATTTCTCTGTAAGTAACCTTTACCTGAAGATAGTATATCTACATTTGTAATTTTTCCATTTTCTACAGTTGCATATAATTTTGCATATTTACCACTTCCTTCTACGATTATATCTATGCTATTTTGATAATTATCACCTGGGTCTAATATCGAAACCTCTACAATTTCTCCATCTAAAACTATAGGTTGAATAACTGCATCCCGAGGTGGAATTCCAGTAATTGATGAATAACCTTGTAATGTTATAATTGGAGCTGAATTTGTATTGATAACTTCATTTATTCCATAACCTATTCCATAGTCTTCTATAAAAATACTTTCAAATTTTCCCAATACTATAGGTTTTAAAATAGGAACAGTTGCGTTAGGGGAACTTGAGACATAAGATACCTCAATTTCAATTGGAGGATAACTGAATATATGAGTTCCTATACCCAAACTGTCAAGGGATTCATATATTTTATTCTTATAATTATTATCAGTTGGGATAGCTAACGAACCAGCATTTGAAAGTCTAAATGAATCTTTGTCTATGATAGAGACATAATAATAAGAATTAGTAGATATCCCAGATATGGGGATTCCAGTTGTATCATATATAACTAAATCCTTTTCTTTTAAATTGTGATTTCTAGCATAGATGAAATTATTTTCTAAATCTATTCCATTAGTTTGAGTTAAAACTGAGTAAGATTTTGATGGTATTCTTACTGCTTTACTATAAAAGGTCGCACCAAAATCTTCAATGTATACTGCATCTATTGTATTTTTTGGGGTACGACTTGTAAAAGATTGAATTTTTGTATTTCCTCCAACTATACCAGCTAATCCACCTATTGCATTTATATTATTTAATGAATCTGAAAATGTATTATATAAAGAAATCGAAGTTGGGCTTACAGTCCTTACAAAATATGAAGATCCAGTTGTCAGGCCAACAACACTTGGATGATTAAAACTATTATAAACTACTTCATCTCCTGTTTCGAAGTTATGAGGAGATACAAAGTTTATTGTAGTACTTCCTACCCCAATAGAATTTGGTATAAATTTAGAACTAAATGTCTTTTTTATTAAATTTGTTTCTAATTTGATACTACCATTTATATTACCACCCTTTATAGTTAGGGATGGTTTTATATCATATCCAAATCCCGGAGAAAGAACTAAAACTTCTTTTAGTTTCCCCTCCATATTTGCATATGCCTTAGCCCCAGTTCCATATCCTTCAACATCAATTATCTCTAAATTAGGAGGAGTAATTACATCATAATTATTTCCTTCACTTATAATTTTAATGTTCTGTAGTTGTCCGTAATAAATTGTTTCATTGAATAGAGATGGAGAGAATATTTCTACTCCATCTACAAGCATACCAATAGGCTTGTCAATAGTATTTTTGTCAATATTTTCTGTTATGTTCGCCATTAAGTGGCTTTCCTCCTAACTCTTAAACTCATTATACGCATCTTCAATATTATATATTTGAGATCCAAATAAGATTTTGTTTTCTTTTAACGTCTCAGTTACTGTAAACTCCTTTAACAATAATTGATTTTGAAATCCAAAAGATATAGAATCTTTATAATCAAATAAAATAATTCTTCCAATTATGTAATCATTAGATGTTGTATTTAATGTTATAGGATTAATATTTTGGTTACTATTTGGAGAAAAGCTCAAATACAAATCTCCTGTGCTTTTATATAAAGATATCGATGTCTCATTTATTTTTCTAATAAAATATTGACCAGAAGGTACTAATGAGGAATTACTATTTAAATATATTCTGGTCCCACTTATAAAATTATGATATATTGGATTATTATTTTCTATAGAAATTGTGGTAAATATATCACCAGTTCCTACCAGATCAAAAATATATTTATTGTAATTAATCTCTCCCTTATAATCTGGTAGTCCAGACGACATTACTACTAAATTATTATTTTTAGTATTGATGTATGTATTTTCAATAAATGTTGGAGAAGATAAATTTAAAGGACTTTTATTGATTATTTTTTTAATTTTTGTCTTCGACTCAATTGAAGCTATGTTTGAGGCATCTACTTTTATTTTATTAGAATCTGAATCGATTAATACTATTGATGATACATTTATATTCCCATATTTGTCTATTAATTCTACCTCTTCTTTAATTCTAAATGGAATATTTTCATATAAAACTATTTCACCCAAAGGATTAATAGATTTAATTTCGTGATAAGTTGGGTAGTTATATATCCAACTTAAATATTCAGGTTCTTTTTCGAAATTTTCTCCAAATGATGTAACAGTGATTAAATCATTTACTTGAGCTAAATTTGTATTTGTGAAGTCAAAATTTTCAATTACATTTAAAATTCTAAATGTAACCACACTGCCATCATCGAGTGTTACACTTGCTAATTTATCATCTATAACAATATCTCCATATTCAATTATCGAGTACTCTTCACTCGTGATTCCTGATATATTTAAAAATTGATTAATTGTTTTTCCTGAGTAATTTATTGTTTTTATACTATAGCTATTATCTAAATTTTTAATTTTTACATATAAAGTCCCAGAAGTTGGAAATCCTATAGTAGACTCGACGAATAAACTACCAAGGTAGTTGCTAGTAGTATTTGTATTTGTTATTTTTTCTGTAATTTTTGTTGTATTTGTTGAAACAAAATTATAAATGAAAGAATCTGAATCTAATGATATTTCATAAAGAAACATTTCATCTATAGGTCTTATTTGGGTATTATATACTGAAGCACTAGCAATTATATTATCTGAAATATTTTGAAATAGTGTAAGGCCAATTAAATCAGAAGGTGTAAAATTACCTTCCATAATCTCGACTAATATGCTTTTCAAAGATATATTTACACCAGAAGACGATTTAATTATTTGTTCTTTTGGTTTATGTAAAGTAATTACATCTCCATATAAAACATCAAAAAGTATTTTAAATGAAATGTCTGAGCCTTTTGTTAAATAAAAATCTCTTGCTCTACTTAATATTAAATCTAAACTTATATTTTCGTTAAACTCTCTTCCTTCAAAGTCAGGTAAATACTGATATTTAAATTTCTCAAATAATTTTGAATAAAATATAAGATTTAAATTTTTAACTATAGTCTTAGATGAATGATCTGCAGAGTTTGTAATTGAAAACACCAATCCACTAGAGTCTGGAATATCTTTTATTTCTGATATTCCACTAAACCCTCTCACGCAACCTGTGAATGTATTTTCAGTTGTTCCAGTATATGTAATAATTTCATCGTCAATTTGAAGTAACCCATATTTATCTGGGAATCCCATTGTTGAGTTTACTTGAATTGTATTTTCAAAGAAATTTAAATTTTCAATTAGGAAGCATTCTTTACCTGAAATTGTAGTATAAACTCTTTCAGATGAATATGTATCTATATTTTTATACTCATTCAAATGATTTGCAATATCTAATATTCCAGTAAAATGTGTTTGTGAAATGTAATACTGTTTCAAAAACTCCTGAAATAATGGAGAGTCTAAAGATAAAAATTTGGGAATTTGAGATTCTAAAATACTCTCAATTTTAACTTTACGATTATTTGACATCTTATCTTATATAATTATTTTTGTTATAACTTGAAGTTACAAAGTATTTCTCTCCAGACAAATCGTACCCAGATGCCAATGTATCTTCTATCATTTGGACATTTAGATTATTTGTATCTAAATTTAAGTATAATTCTCGAAGGCCGATTATGTCATTCGATTCAGGGATTGCTTCTATTTGAACTTCATTTCCAAGGAACGATGTAAATACTACAGAGTTTAACATAATTTCACCTTTTATATAATTAACTGTTCCTACATTATTTTCAACGACAACTGGAATAGAATCAACTAATTTAAAAAAGAACAAACTTCCATATACATCTGTAGTTGGAGTATCGCTCAGATATAATGTATCTGAATATTGTTGTATTTGAAATCCTGTAGATTTTATATTATATCCTCTCCCATCTTCAAGATTAACCTTTTTTACGTGAAATTGATTCCCAAAGCAAACTTCGTAGCTTGCATTTTTATTTAATAATGGATTTAGATTTCTTCTTATTTTAACTGTAGTTATATTTGAAGTGATTGAATTACTTGTATTGTCAATCAAAGATAATAATTTGCTATATTTAAATCTTCCTCCAAAGATATTAATGTCGGATGAAGTGGCATAATTGGAAATTGTTTGAAGTACTTTACTCCTCAAAGTCTCTAAATTATTCGTTTTACTTTTATTATAATACACATTTGAATTCAATTCAATAAAAACATATTTTAAATCGACTAATTCTGGCTTGATGCCTGCAACGGAATAACTTTTAAGTTGATTTAAAATTCTTTGTTTTGATGTTGTAGATACAAAAGTGCCATTTTTAGGTTTAATTGAAATATAAACCTTTCCATATTCTGGATTTGGTAGTTCTTCCCCACCATATGCGTTAACTGTCTCTACGTTTGGGAAAATAAAAGGAATTAAACTTTTATAGTCATTTGCAGTAACAGCCCTATATTGCGATGAATATACTCTAGGCGAAAGATATTTAACATTATCTACATTTTCAATTTCATCCCCATTCTCCGAAGATTGTAGAGTAGTTAACTGTGAAATACCATTAGTTACAACATTTCCATTATTATCTTTGATTATTCCAGAAAAGGTAAAATTCTGCGAACCATTTGCTGCAGAACCATTTGTAGTGATGTAACTTACAAATATTGTAGAATCATTTTCGGGTCTTTTTCCTAAAATGTCATCTCCAAAAATAATTTGATACTTTTCATCTAAAACTTCTTGAAGAAGATACATTCGAGTTTGCTCATTTACATTAAAAATATTTGTTAACTGCTGATACTCTTCAGTTACATTTGTAATGACTCTAACTCTTACTGTGGTACTATCTACTCCAGGGTTGGGTATAATAAATTTTTGAGAAAAATCATTAGAATTGACTTTAAATGTCTTTGTTAAATATGAACCTTCATATATCTCAATGTTATCAAAAGATGCAATTTGATTATCTCCAATTGATACAGTAATATCATCCGGTATTGAAAAGATATAACTACCGCCTCTTATAGCTCCCAATGCTACAAGTCCAGCTTTTAATGTTAAAGTTCGAAGAGTATTATTTGGATCAAAAAGTGAAGTATCTACAATAAAATTGATAATAGCTCTTGATGATCTTCTTGAACGGGGCACATAACCAATATTTCGAGCAAGTGATACTACATTCTCTCTTAACGTAGCACTGTCAATAAAACTTTCATTTACCGCCATATTTGTGTTAAATGCGGTAATATATGAATTATACGCCAAGATGTTTATTAACATCGATAAGTTAGATCCTTCAAAATCAAAATCAATGAAATTAGAGTTGGATCTTAAATAATTTTTAATCTGGGTTCTTAACGTATTGAAGTCAAGATTTGTAAACTGATTGAAGGACATTAGGTTCTAGAAGATTGTAGTAAAAATTCTATATTTTGAGTAGGAAGTGGCAGACCTACAATATCATAGGAAATTTCAAGATTTAAAGAATAATCTTCTTCATTTGGTCGCACTAGAATATTATTCACACTGATTCTAGGTTCAAAGTTTTCAAGAAGGATTGTAATTTCTTGAGATAATGTGTCTGAAATTTCTAATTCGTAGAGTTCAAATAAATTTTTATCTATAGATGTGCCAATTAGACGATTAAAGAATATTTCTCCAATTTGAGTTCTAACTAAATTAATCACAGATTTTTTAATTGCATCTTCATTACGAAGAGCAAGTATATCGTTTGTGATTGGGTTTTTCACAAACGATAAACTTATATCTTTAAATGCTCTTGAAATTGAAATTGCCACTTCAATGGATAGTTTTACTATACTTATTTATTTACTCAATCTTGGAGAACTCTTTGATTTTTTTGAATTTTATAAGTGGGTTCTATTCCATACCCAAAATTTGTTTCAGCAGAATCTTCATAAATGTCTTGAATTGTTTTTTCGTTAAGTTCAGGATCATACATTACTTCTTGTATGACCTTTTTGCGAGGTTCAGGGGTGTAATCAGTGATTAGACGGGTAGTTCCCCAATTTTCTTTCATAATTGATACGTTACGATCAACAGGTGATAGTGCCATTTGTTTATAATCTCCTTTTTGAAGTATAAAATACATAAGGAGAAACTTTTAAAGAGGTTTCTGAATCTCTCTCTATTATCTATAAAATTCTCTTAATTTATAGTCATTCGAATTGAAGTACTTTAACAACTCAATTATAATAATTTTTGGATTACCATCTCCACACGTATATGCATCTGCTGTTAAAGAACCGTGCTCGGGAAATGTATGTATTGAAACATGACTTTCTGCAAGTGCAAAAATAACACTCACTCCTTGTGGTGTGAATTGATGGGTGAAAGAATTTAAAATTGTCATTTTTGCACGTTTTATGCCATTCTCTGTAATTTTAGAAATAGTAGATAAGTCATTTAATAACTCATAATTAACGTTATAAACCTCTAAAATGAGGTGCTTACCCATTGAAATCTGTTCCAATTCGCATAAACCTCTTTTGATAACTTAATTTAGTATTTATTTAACCCAAAACCCAAGTCGTTCCTGGTCTTTGGACTCTACATATCTCATATTTTTGTAAATTTTCAACATTTTGTCTCTCCATACCGGAATTGCAATTGAATTATGATATTGAAAATCTGGATTTTGACGAAAATGCACTTCAATAATGTTATTTCCAATCATTTCACAATTAATCCATTCATACTTTTTCTTTAAATCTCGTAGAATAAGAGGAAATTCAATTTTTCTATTGATTTTAGTCCAACAATTCCATTTTGAAAGGGGATTTTTTGAATTCCTATGCCCCTTAACGGTTAAAACATTATTTTCATTGTGGAAATCTACGCTTAAATGCTCTCCTACAAAGAGTTCACACCAAAATTCGCCAGGATTGAGATGATCTGTAGATGAATCTAGAGATATAATTCTTGAATTTATACCCATTCCAAGAAAATTTATAGAAGGTCTGACAATATAAAACCCTGACTTTGGAACTTTCATTCCAGCAGGGCCGCAAATATAACCTAATTTTCTTGAAAGTTGGAGTTTATTATACACCCAAAGGTCATCTGGGTGAATTTGATTAAATTCATCTTCAATTTCCATTTTTGGAATTATTTAGATGCCGTTTTTTTTATAATTTTAACTACAGTTTAGGATAAGGCTCATTTCTTTACAATCCGACTGAGCAGATCATGGTTAATTGCGTATCTTCATCAAGCACCTGGAGGGCTTGGATGGCCACTTCGCCCACCGCAGCAGGCTGGCGCTGTTGGCGAACGCCTGGGAGGTGCCGGGGCGCCAGGCGTAGAAGTGCCAGCCGTTGTCCTGGCGCT